GGATATGGATTGAACCCTAAGGACCAAAAGTTTACCTATCAAGAAATTCCTGAAAAGATAAAACTCATCTATGAGGTTGTTTTCAATAAGAAACATGCAACCAACAAGTCTAAGTACAAGGAAGTTGGAGACGTGAGGCTTGAGGACATTTACGAGGAGATTGAGTCTCATCAGAAGTATTATGCAATGGAGATTGAATGGATCAAACTCCAAATCAAACGCAGATACGTTGGGTATTGGTGTTTCATAAAGGGAAAGCCTGTGTATTTAAACGGAGCAAATTATTTTTTTCTAAACTTTTGGACGGTAAAGAACTTTGGAAAGAACAACAATAGGCCAGACTACCGCGATTACCAGCGCAAAATGTTTCATTTGTTTATGTACGCATACACGACAGAGGATGCATTTTACAAACACAAGATATTGTATAGAGAAGATGGCGTAGTAAAGACAAGGTATTCAAATCAAGACGTCAAAAGTGTTGTAGACGACATGAATGAACAAGGCTTTGAATACTATGTTGAGCCAAACGTAAATGTCACTGTAGGCAAAGGAAAAAGGACCGTTCACGGAATTAACTTTGTATCTGGACGTCGTATTGCCAAAACAGCAATTGCTTGTTGCTTCTGCACTTGGGGAACACTCAATATGCCGGATCAAACCTTTATCATCCAAGCGATGAATGAGGATCAGGCAGTAAATAAGATATTTATAAAACAAATTCAAACACCTGTAAGCAAACTTCCCTTCTTCTTTCGTCCGCACTATCGTGGTCGAATAGAGGCGAAGGAGGGTTTGCGTTTTCAGTATGAAGGAGCAATCGCATCAGCAGCAAGGGCTGGAATTGTCCCCGAACAAATGGAGTGCTTCATTACGCCACTCCCGTCAACGGAAAAAGCGGCGGATGGAGAAGCGGAAATCGCATTTGTTTACCGTGACGAGCCAGCGAAAAAAACGGACGCAAAGGCGGCGGACCAAAACATTCCGACGTGGTGGTACAACACGATGAAACCCGCCATCGAGCGCGGGGAAAACATCCGAGGTTTCTGCATCATGCCATCTACCGTTGGCGACATGGATACAGGAGGTGGAGCGCAGTTCTTTGATATTGCCAATGACTCGCACTTCTCTGACCGTAACGAGAACGGAACTACTCCTTCTGGACTAATTAATTTCTTCCTACCTGGATACTATGCGGTAGAAGGATATATCGACGAATACGGTGCGAGCATTATCGACGACCCCAAGGAGCCTGTAATGTCTAACGAGGGCAAATGGATTACCAAGGGAGCAAAGTCTTATCTTCTAAACCAGGCCGATTACTTCGAACGTAAAAGAGAATGGCAAAAGCTGATTAAGTTACAGCAGAACTTTCCAATGAGTTGGAAGCAAGCGTTTGCTGTAATACCCAAAGACATGGGTATGCCCATCGAAAAGATGCGTGATCGCATATCTGAACTGAAGTTTTCAAGAACCCCAATAAGTACCAAGATAAACTTCAAGTGGATTGGAGATAAATTTGGAGGGGATGTTTATGTAGACAATGATCCCAAGGGAAGTTGGACCATGACCTACTTGCCACCACAGGATCAAAGAAACAGAAGAACAGTTGTAACAGCAGAAGAAGGATACATACCTCCAAAAGAAAGGGGGCCAATATACGCTCCGGATCCTTCGGTAATGAATAAGTATTTCCTTTGCTGTGACCCGGTAAAGTTCCATAAAAGAAACACGGTAGGAAAAAAGAAGTCAAATGCGGCGGCAGCGGTTTTCTATAAACGAGATAGTCAAGTCGATCCAGACACCAAGCCAAGAAACGAATGGATTAGCAATGATTGGATACTGATTTACAATAGACAAACTGAAGACAAGGCTGAATATCACGAGGAATGGCTAAAGGCGGCAATATTTCTTGGGGCATACGTTTACCCTGAATGGCCAGATGGAGAAGCCCTTGTTGAATATTTTAGAGACAATGGATTTGATGGTTATCTTTTGAAGGATTTGGGTTCTGATGGTAAGCAGGAGGGTAGACCTGGTGTTTGGGCTGGCGAAGCAGAAAAAAACGAAATGGCTGGAGACATTATGACATTTTTTAATAACAATGTTAAGTATGTGAAAATGTGGGAGATAGTTGAGGAATGGAGTCAAATGAGAGGTCTTGATGACTTGACTAACCATGACTTGTGTGCAGCTACCGGATGGTGTATGAGGGCTATAAAAAGCAGGATGCCAGACCTTTACAAGGAGGTATATCAACCCATAGAGATAAAGGGAGGTTTTACAATGTTTGATGTAGCATGATTGTTTTCAACTATTTAATGAAAAATTTACTACATTTGTGCTGGTAAACTAAATTTGTAAGATATGATATTACCACAGATACTTGGTAGTATGTTGTTCCCAAACGACAACATTCCGGAGGTTGATAAACTAAAGCCAGAATACGGCTTGCGAGTTGCTCGTGCTTTATATACTCGTTTTTGTGCAGGAGGAACATATTTTACGTATACTCAACTTCCTGAAATGCAGGAAACTAGAAACTACGGTGCGGGCAATCAGTCCCAAGAAAAATACAAAAACTGGTTTACCAACGGATCTCCCATCGGCACGAAGGGGATAAGTCAAAACGAAGCAAATGGTACTTCCAAGGGAATGAGTAAGGCTCAGAGAAAGGCCATGGCTAACATTAGTTATGACATTTTCTCTCCAATGCGAAAACTATCGAATGTTCTTCTATCAATTCTTTCAGATAACGATTATAAACTTGATTGTGTTTCTCTTGATAAAAACATCATCAATAAAAAGAAGCGTAAAAAATACGATTTGTACGCTAAGGCGAATTATACAAACCCTTTAGCACGAGAGCTTGGTCTTCCTGAGTTCAAGTTGCCTTTTGTACCCAAAGACGAGACCATGCTTGAAATGGCGGATCGTTTAGGTTTTTTCAAAAGCAAGTATGAGGTAGCCTTGGAAAAACTTGCTGAATCAGGCTTCAGGGCCTCTAACTGGGCTGGAGAGCGAATGGAGTTCAATCGCGATGCAATTGACTTCCATTTCCGTGCAGCAAAGATTTACAACGACCCTATTACCGGTCAAGTTAAGTTTCAATATGTTGACCCTGCTCGAATGGTTATGCTTTGGAATGAAGACAACCAAGAGGAGCCTGTTGCTATTGGTCATATTGAGGCGGAAACTATACAGTCTATTTTTGATAAACTTATAGATGCTGGATTTAATGAGGCGCAGATTCAAGCTATGGCTAAATCATATGTGCCTTATCAAACGAACGTATCAACCATCCCTCAGTGGGCCTTTGAACGCAAGGACTCCACTACAAATCGTTGGGTGTGGATGGATTTCAAGGTTTATGTTTTGAAGTTTGAGTATTTGTCTACCGACTACAAGCAGTATGTAGAGCGTGTAAATAAGCAGGGTTATGGAAGTTACATCCGTAATAATAAGCCGGTAGAAGAAAAGAAGAAGAACCCAAACGATACCTACGACGAAGTTTCTTGTAATTATTGGTATGAGGGTTCTTATATCATCTCAGGAACCGGTCAAGATCGCATTTACGAGTGGAAGAAGAAGCCTAACCAAATGCAGAAGGGCCTTTCTCCAATGAGTTCATATGTAATTCATCGAATCAACGGACAATCTCCTACACGCAGCGTGAAGGGATTGCTTGATGATTTGATGTTTGCGGTATTGAAATTACGTGCGGCGGTATGGGCTGCTGCTCCAAAAGGATATAGAATTGATGTGGGCGAAGCCGCCAACATCAAGATTGGAGGTGTAGAGTACGACTTGTTCGACCTCATGCACATCCACCGTCAGAACGGTATTCAGATTGTTGCTACTAAGTTTAATGCGGCAACAGGTAAGTACGTATCTCAACCCCTTGTTGAGATGGATAATGGTCTTGGTCCACAGGGTCAAGAATGGCTTGCTCAAATAGCAAACATTCAAATGATGATTAAGGATCTTATGGGTATTCCGGATGCGATGGCCGCAAGCCCAGATCAATCGGCGGAACGATTAGTTGGAGTAATGGAGGCAGATTACGTTGCCGGAAATCATGCCAACTGGCCTCTTCGCGAGTCTGAGCGTCAATTCAAACAGAAACTTGGTGAGAGAATCATTCACCAGGCTCGAATAGATATTGAATATGACCCTAAGATTCGAGAGTTTTATGAAAGCGTTATTGGTGAAACTATGGTTAATGCACTTGATGAACTTGAGGGCTTATCATTAGATCAATTAGCTATTACTTGCAAGGTCCTTCCAAACGAAAAAGAAAAGAGCGCTATTCTTCAACGTGCCATACAGATGTCTCAAATGCCAACTAAGGATGGAGCCGTTTTATTAAGTCCTTCAAGCGTAGAGCGTGTAGCCCAGCTTTTGAAGAATGGAGATGTTGATGAAGCGCTTTGGTTCATGGCTACTGAAGAGACGGAAGCCCGTCAGCGCGAGGAACAACACGCACAAATGATGTTGCAGCAGACAATTCAAGGTCAGCAACAGTCTGCACTTATGACTGAGGAGGCTAAACGTCAAACTGCAATGCAGCTTGCTCAGATTGAAATCATGAAACAGCGTGAGATGGCTAACATGGAACTTATGAAGGAACAGGAGATGGCCAAGATTAAAGCTGATTCAAACTATCAGGTTCAGTTATTGAAAGGAAAACAAGTATTGGAACAAATACAGCTTGAGGCAACCCTCGAAGCTCAAATGGGAAATGAAATAACAGGTAGAGTATAAAACATATGGAAAACAACGAATTGAACAATCAAGAAGAATTGGTTAACGAACAAGTAACCAATCAGGTAAACGAACAGGTTAATGAAGAAGTAGCGCCACAGGAAAGTCCTTGGTTTGCTGCTTATGGTTACGACAATGAGGACTCCTTTAAGAGTGAGTTTGAACAGCTTCGTTCATACAAGAACCTTTCAGATGAGTTAAATCATAAGCAACGCGAAATAGAAGAAGGTCTTGCTTTGTTGCAAGATGCTGATGATCCATTTGGCGGAATCGAGGAAGCTAAGACGATTGTGGCCTTTGGTAAAAAGGGTATTAACTCGTCTATAGCGAATCAAATCGTTTCCTCTAACCCGGACAGTTTGATGGAAGATCCGCTCAAGGCATTGGTGCTTGCGGAGGCAGTAAAGAATCCAGATAAATTCAAGCGACTTGGCCAGTCAACTATTGAGGAGGCCATTCGTGAAAAATATAACTTAGGAGAAGGTGAGTATTATGCTACAGCCCTTTTAAAGTCTGATGCAATCGACGCAATCGAAATGATTGAAAAGACTAAAAAAGATGTTGAAACAGTGAAAAATCCTTATACCTTTGCGAAAGAGCTAAAGAGCCAAACAGAAAAACAGATTGCGGAAAGACAGTCTATAGCACTTGCCGAGGCAGAGACCTACGCCAAGCAGCTAAAGGAGGTCCCATACAAATTCGGCGATACGGAAGTTTCGTTACAAGTTTCAAACGAAGAGGTCGAATCGATTTTGAAGTCGCAGTATGCAGGTTACTTAGGTCAAGCCTTTGATACTACCACAAAGGAAGGTAAACAAGCGGTACGTGAATGGTTAACGAACCAAGTCCTCATTCATAAGGTTCAGTCTGGGGATCTCGGAGTTCAAATAGCTAAATCACTTACGGCTCAAACCGAAAAAAAGGTGGTAAAAGAAGTTTACAACGGTCAGCCTAAAACGCCAAACCGTGTAGGCAAAACAGCTGTTGATCAAAAAGGATTGACTGCCGCTCAAAGAGATCTCATGGAGCGAGGCATTCCTTTCCCGTCACAGGCGCTAAAATCATAATTAACCATTAAAAAAATTTAATAAAATGGCATTTGTACAGAGTCCCACCATCAATCCGTTAAGTACGGGTGCGATGACCTTTGGGGGCATCCAGAACAACTGGGATGCAATCATGGAAGATTTCGATGCGGTAGCATATCTTCCTTTTGGTGATGAATATTTTGATGCGATGAACCAAATCATGAACGCTGTGGGTAACCGCGAAATCGCGAAGAACCCTAAAGTTCGTTGGTTTGAGTTGACTCGTATGGAAGCTCCAATTACTGTAACAGCTACCGGCGCAGGCCCGTACACAGTAACTTTGGATGCTGCAAACGTTCAAACTGTTGGTGGTGTTGACTATTCTTGGCCAGCAATTGGTGACATTTGGAGAGACGCAAGCACTGGTGCTTTGTACCAGATCACAGCTAAGTCTGCTGCCAACACGGTTACCATGGCTGCGTTGATCACAACAGGCGCTGCTGCTCCTGCTGGATTGATGTTCTACGTAGGTAACTCAGCTCCTGAGAACGGTGGTGCTTACGCTTCTAAGTTCACATTCGATACGGTTAAGACTTCTCCTTTGCAGACTTTCCGTAACGATACTACTTCTAGTTCAGAAGCTCTTTACAACCAACTTTGGTATTCACAGTTGGAGAACGGAGTTCAAACTCCATACTCTAACTCACGCGACATCATCTATTTGCAGCGTGAACACCAGGTTGCCTTGGTAAACACTTTCTTCACTGGCGTTCCATCTACTGCTACCGGTTACAACACTGGTTTGTCTGCTACTTCGTTCCAAACTACTCAAGGTTTGGAGAATGCGATTCGTAACAGCGGATCTAACACTAACGGTGGTGGTTTGAACACTGTGGTTCCAACTGGTGGTACTCCTGATGTTACTGACTTCTATGCAATGGAGCAGGCTTTGACCTCACAAGATGGTTCTGTAAAGAACTACATGGTTTGGGCTAGTGGATTCATGCAGCAATTGATGGAGACAAATATGTTTGGAACAGGTCAAACACAAACAACCAACAACCCATTGAACTTGAACGTAACCGTTAACAAGGTTCAGATGGAGAAGACCTTCTGGGGTGAAGGTGCTTATGCTGATTTGATGAGCAAGACTTTCTCATTCAACAACCTCGTGTTCAATAACAAGAACTTTGGATTTGTTCGTATGGGTATCTTCGACAACCCAACCATGCTTGGTGTTGGATCTACTGCTGCTGATAACGCTTGGAAAAACTATGCGTTCTTCATTCCATTGAGTACCAATGGAGGTGTTGACGATGGTATTGGTAACATGGGTAAGTATGTTCGTCTGTGCCACAAGCCAGGTGCATTCATGAATATGTGGCAAACAGGTGGTCGTGCAGCAGCTAACAAGACTGATGTATGGCAACTCGGTGTTCACATCGTATCTGAAGTAGCTTACAAGTTTGTAAACGCTAACAAGTACGGTTTGTTCACAGCATAATCTTAGTAAATTCAAAATGGGGAGGGGGAAACCTCTCCCTATTTTTCACAAACAAAAAAATAAAACGATATGTTATTTGATCTAAGCAACAACTCTCCTGTAGATATTCCGGAATGGGCAGAACAGGAATTAAGAACTGAGTTTCCGTATTTTTTCAATGAAAAACGCCCAGTAGTTCTTCGTGTTAAAGATGAGTATAAAGTAAAATCATACAAAGTACCAACCCACAACACTGAGGCAGACCCTATATTAATGATTCAGGCTCCTGGGGCTGTTTCTATAAAGTCTAGAGGAAATTTTTACGACAAAGAAACAGAATCAGAATACACTTTGCTATACACAACTTCTGCTCCTAGCAATATTGGTGGTGTTTTTACTTATCAAAACATGAGGGTACAAATAGGGGATGGATTTACCATTCAACCTCACCAAAAAGACTTGTTATTTTACGTACATTATATATGCCCAATTGTAGAAAACAATAAATCCTTATATAAGTCTCCGGGCGTAAAATACCATTACGAGAAGAAAGACATTGAGGCTAAGAGCAAAATCAGCCTAGCCAAGGCTGCTCGCGAACTCGAAGACCTTATTTACTTCAACTTGGATTACAAAACCATTCTAAAGACTGTAGAGGGCCTAGGAATGGCTCCACTTCATACTGAGGAAGAAACCCGCGTTGCTCTTCATGACGCACTCAAGAACGGAAGTGAGACATTTAAAAAGAACGCGTTCGAAATTATCGGCTCATCTAAACCTCAACAGACAACATCTTTAGAGGGAGAGTCTGTTCACGAGTTAGTTAACAGACTGATAAGTGAGAATTTTATCAAAAATGAAGACGGAATGTGGTATATTCGCGACCGTAGAGGCGATGGAACAAAGTGGTTGAAATCACCATTCTTTGAGTCAGCGCAGACGGGTAGCGAGGCTGCATTTGCTCTGATTGATCACCTCAAGGTAAATGAAGAATTATTAGGTAAATTAAGAAAACTATAAAAAGATGATTAGCACCGTAACCCTTACGTTTGATCTAACATACGTTGATCCACTTACAAACACAGTGGTTCCGCGAGGCATAGTAACAGATTCAACAAATTACTCAGGACCTGGTGGTATCGGAATTGACCTTAATATCAATCAGGCAAAGGGGGTAGGTGTAATTACTTTTAATGGAGATGTAATTGTTGACTTGAATGATCCTTCAAGCAATGATACAACCATGATAAATCTGCAAGATTGGGAGTCTCAGCATTCAGGCGAGACTCCTTATTTTGCTTTTAATTTACCATTAGACGTAAACGGAAACGTAGCTAATGGCGTGTACACTTTGCTATATAGACTTCGCTTGACAGGTCTTTGTGATTTTCAGTCGATTACACTGCCAAGTACTGCTGTTTCTGATAGTTTCCAATTTGCCGGATTTTTAGAAGCTGGAAATAGTTTAACTATGGATCCTAGCGGTGATCCGGTAGTAATCGTATCTGTAGGAGAAGTTTCTGTAGGCGAGTTTCCAATTACTCTTTCTGGACTACAGAATGATACGGACAGCTCTTCTTCATTTGATATAACCAACGTACAATTAAATGGCGTTTACACTTATTCAGGATGTGTTCAATCGGCAGCTGATGTAACATTCTCATATGACTGCGAGGTAGGGACAAATGGCACATGGGCGGTAGCAAATTCCACTGTATTAAACGGCCAGACAATTACAAGTCTAAGCGCTGCAATTAACTACCCTGCTTGGACAAGTTTAACCCCGACGTTTAACTCTCAGATTATAACGAACACGCTTCCGTATAGCAACAATGTGCTTGCTACTGGAACATTTAGTGTTTCATTGAGTCAAACAATTCAAAAGGTACAGACCGATGGATTGATTCTTCAGTATATATCATCTGGAAGCCAAGAGTTTGTAGTTAGTTGCGCGGGTTCTCTTTGTGGGCTTATTCCTTGTATTGAAAGTCTTCGTAATGCTCACGCCACAGAACTTCAGCGTAATCGAATTTCTAAGTACCAGGTATTTGTAGATAACGTATTGCTCTACTACACTGAGGCTCAGAATTACCGCTCTTGTGGTGATATTGAGAACTATCGCAAAACATTAGCCCTTATTGAAGGTCAACTAGACGCTTCTGGATGCGAATGTGGATGCTGCGATCCAGATACTTATCAGTGGGTAAACAATAACGCTGCGTCTACAATTGATACACTTATCAATGCAATTCAGTTTAGACTCTTTAACGCCGATCCTGTAGGTCCGGGATCTCCATTGTCAACTAATGACGTAACACAAGGAGTCCAGGTAGGAGCATTGTGGGAAAATGTAGAGACTCAAGTAATATACATCTGCTTGACTAATGGTCAGGGTACTGCTACTTGGGAAGAATATTATGGCCCAGGTCAAATTCCAACGGCTTCTGAAATTCCGGCAACTCCAAGTGCTATTTTAACATCTGGGTTTGTTCAGGGACAATTAGACCAAGTGGACGCCCTTGCTGTGTTTGATGGTATTAATGGACTGAACAAGGTTGGCAATGACGTTAGACTGGGCGGTACACTTGATGGTGTTACTTTAATAGATGTTGACGGAAATGATTTTATTATACAGAGCGATGACACTTCATTAGAAGTTATTGCTACAGCTGGAGTTCCGCTACTTTGTAATGTAAATCAAAACTCGTCAGCCTTGGGGACTAATCTTGTTCTTCAAACGCTAAACAGCTCTGGCGCAGGAGCCAATGGAATAGGTTCTTCAATACAATTCTCAGCAGCAACAGCATCGGGATCAGCGGCCCCAACGTCTAATATTAAAAGTACGTGGGTTAACGCAACCACACAAAGTTCTAATTTACAAATAACCACAAAAAATTCTGGAGTAGAAAATCCAGCGATTACCTTAAACTTTGATGGTTCTGTAACACTGAATGAATATGGCCAAACTCCAGCAGCTTTCTCTGGCGCCCCACAATATCTTCTTGGTGTAGATAATAACGGGTTAGTTACGGAAACCGTTTCTGCTATTTATAGTATGGCGGTAATTCGAATTACTCAATCCGGATCAGGCGCTCCAACCCTTGTTCAGACTGTCTATAATAACACTGGAGCTACGTTTTCATTCCAATATGGAGGCGTTGGTCAGTATAGATTGTCGTTGGGGTCTTTGATTAATGATTTAAAGACATCAGTTGTAATCAACAATGGTAATGCTGGGTCGCGAGTTGGTTTTGTTTATGCTGAACCTGTTTCCGCCGGATATGTCGCCATAAGAACTTATGACTACGACACAGCCACATTGCAAGATGGTATTTTGAATAATGCTACTGTTGAAATCAAGATATTTGCATAATGACCACTAACCTTGGCCAAATATATAGCGACCTCCTCTTCAGGGCCGGAAAGGACCTGAGGGGTGGCTATATTACGCCCGATACTTTTAACAAGGCTATTAACGCGGTGAATCAGAGATATCTGAACACGCTTGTAGATAACTTTGAAAAGAATCGCGAGGTTACAAGTGACTTGCAGACGTTCATTAAGACATTGGGTTCACCTCAATATCCAGCCCTTGCATTCACTCCTGTGCTGCAAGGACGCCCCGAACGTGGTGGTTACGCTACAATCCCTGCTGATCTTTGGTATCAAGCAAATTCAAGTTATCTTGAAGTTTTGAACGTAAACTGCGGATACGAAACTAATTATCGTAGTGTAGAGTTTGTTAGTCAACATGAGTTTGACGCTAAAATGCGTAACTCAATTACAAGTCCCGTAGACAATCCTCAGGAAAATGATCCTGTAATTGTTACAAGAAACGACAAATATTACATCTACCCGTACATCACGCGGATTACGTTTACATACATAAGAACTCCTGAAGTTCCTTACTTTGACTACGATATTATTAACGGAATTCCCGTATATTTACCACCGGGAGAAGTTCATACAACGGGACCAAATACTGGAGACCCAAGTTTGAGCGTTGAATTTGAATACCCCGAAAGCTGTGTTGACCATTTGATTGAGATGATCAAGACCTATGTTGGAATTGGAAACCAAGATCAGTGGGATATTCAGACTCAAATGCCAAGTAAAGTATGATCACGAAACGTCAAGCCATTGAATTAATACAACACAGGTTGACCGGGGGCGATGTCCCAGAAGATTTGCGCCGTTTGTATCCTCGTTCGATTATTTCTCGTGTACTTAACTTAGCCCTTGCCGACATTGTATCACGCAATCCCTATGAGGCAAGTGACATGGCTGTTCCGTACACTTTCACTCCTGCTACTGACGCCAATGGTTACTATGTAACTCTCAGTCCACAGCCAATTGCGGGGACTATGGCGATCTTTAGCGTAGAAGACCAGTCAACTGGGGATAATGGTTACATCGTTCAAAGCAAGGCAGAAGCCACGGCCATAAACATATTGCGCGGAGGAAACAACTCGGCGGCCATCCTTTTTAAGGATAAGTTGCGTTTCAACAGGAAGCCAGAGGGTGACGTTACAGTTACAATGGTTCCTAACGTATATCAAATGGCTGATGACGACGTTTTGATTATCCCTAGCGACGAAACGGGGAAGGGGGAAACAATGCTGTTCCAGGCGTGTATGCAATTGCTTTCAACCCAAGGGTTCCAAGACGACTTGAATAACGATGGTATTGATGCTCAATCACAAAGGACTCAAGGATGACAATAAAGAATATAAAATATATCGCAACGTCCGCGTTGTACCGTTTGGGCAAGAACCCAGTTGGTCGCGAGCTTACTTGGATGACTCAGGTGGCCATTGACTATTTAAGTGAGAAGAGTCCGCTTGATGGGAATGTAAGTCTACGGACGATTTACGGGAAGATTGATACCGGCGCACGGGTATTTACAATGCCAGGAGACTGTATGAGGATTTCCAAGATTGGATTGAAGTCAGGCCGTCGCATTTGGACTCTAACTCCAGACACATCCTTGACCTATCCCGAAGAATTTTTTCAATGTGAAAGTGATCAAAATGATGATGTTATTTTAGATGGATTCTTTCCTACTGGTTATTTTGGATATTTCTACAATTACCCAAACTATACTGTGGGAGGCGGACGAAACGAAAATTACTATCGAGTAGATGGTAACAACATTATTTTCAGTCATAATATTCCTGATGGCCAGTTAGTAATCGAGTATTTCTCAAATGGGGCAGACGTTAATGAGAATACATTGATTGATACGGCTTATGCCGAGCCTTTCCGTTTGTATTTGATGAGCGAATACTGCTTGCATAAAGGCGGAAGCGAAGACAAGGCTAAGTATAAAGAATTGCAGATGCAGTACGAGGCTGCACAGTGGAGCGCCAACCTTTTGGTTAAGGCTCCTCGCTTGAGTGAAATGATTGACGCACTTGCACAAAGTTCAGAATTTAACTTAGGATAATGGAGTTTAACGAGGTCATAGTTTTTGAAGGCGGAATAAACACCGACGACACGCCACAGGCAGTCCCCAAGGGGGATTACCGCGATTTCTCGTATTGCCGATTAGGATACAATGCGGGTAATGCCATGGCGGTTACGACTTCAAGTGGAACTATCGTTATTCCCAATCTTGACATAGCTATCCAAGATCAAATACTTGGGGCTACTCAGTGGCAAAAGGAAAATTCTATAGTTTACTTTGTTTATAAGGCTGACTTAAGCCACGAGATTTGGGTGTATGACATTACAAGTCAAACCCATATTCTTGCCGTACAAGATAACAGTCTTAATTTTAGTCGCGATTGGCCGATTTATCATGCTAATGTCGTAGATGATGTTTTAAAGTGGACCGATGGCCGTTGGGATAATCAGATGTATGAGGCAGATGGAACTCGTTTATTTAACCCACCCTACCAAATTAATCTTCGCAAAGCGCTTGATGGTTACTATACAATAGTTGACCTTCAAACGATCGATGCTATAAAATGGCCACTAGACCCGCCAAGGATTAGTTATTTTACCGATCCCACAAGGAATGACAATAAGCTGCGGAATAAACTTTTTAAGTTTATTATTCAACCTATTTATGAAAATGGGGAGCTTGGTGTTTGGTCAATGTATTCTAATCTTGATCTTCCTCAACAGTCAGAGCTTGTAAGTGGAACCAATTGGATATTCCTAAACAACAGTAATGGAATAAAAATTCAGTTCAATACCGGTCCAGAAATAATTCGCAAGTTCAATTTGGCTGTTCAGCAATTTGACAAAGATGCCTTTGGGACGGAGCCGCCATTTGCTGTTTTTTTACAATTGGATAAAGATCAAGACAATATTCCAAGCAATTCTTTTTATACTGTTGATTTTTATGGAGGAGTTGCAACCACTCCGGCCATAGATGTTTTTAAAAATTATGACCGATTACCCATAGTTGCCG